GCCGAGCTGCCGCGGGTCCTGCGCGACGCCCGCAACACGCATTCCGGGGCCGCCTACGCCCGCCTGGAGAGCGTCGCCAAGGCCACGGCGCCGATAATTGCCCGGCACGGCTTCTCGCTGTCGTTCGACACCGAGCCCTCGCCGATCCAGGGCAACCTCCGCGTCACGTGCACCTGCGCTCACGAGGCCGGGCACGAGCGCGCCTATCACCTCGACCTCCCGCCGGACACGGCCGGCGCGCAGGGCAAGGCCAACAAGACGCCGATCCAGGGCATCGGGTCGACGATCACCTACGCGCGCCGCTACCTCGTCCTGCAGGTGTTCAACATCGCGCTGACGAACGACCCGCACGACACGGACGGAGCACCCGCCGGCGGCAGCGACGACGTGATTAGCGATGAGCAGGCCGAGCAAATCCGCGGGCTGCTGACGGAGCACAAGATCCCGCCGGATCGGCTGCTGCGCTTCTTCGGCGTCGAGAGCGTGCCGGACCTGCCGGCCGCCCGGTTCGACGAGGTCCTCGCTTCGATCAAGACCACTGTGGCCAACCGCGCCCGCCAGCAGGAGGGCCGCTGACATGGCCGATATGCGGCTGACCTTCGTGCGCCAGATTGAGCGTCGCTCCAGCGACGGGCGCCTGATGGGGCTGTTCCGCTGCTCGTGCGGCGCCGAGACTGAGGTTGCCATCGGTCGGGTGAAGTCTGGCACGACCAAGTCCTGCGGCTGCCTCCGTCGGGAGATCCCTCCGAACACCCTGAAACACGGCAGGCATGGATCGCCGGAGTATAGCTCATGGACATCCATGAAGCGGCGCTGCTTGGACGCAACCCATAAAGATTTCGCTCGATACGGCGCGAAGGGGATCACGGTCCATCCCGAGTGGATCAACTCATTCCAGGCGTTCTTCGCGCACATCGGCGAGCGGCCGTCGGGCACAACGCTCGACAGGATCGACGGGAGACGCGGGTACGAGCCCGGGAACGTGCGCTGGGCAACGCCGAAAGTGCAGGCACACAACCGCGCCAGTCTAGTCTTGGTGAGGACTGCCGGCGGGATCGTGCCCGTCATCGAATACGCCAGAGCACTCGGGATCAGTGGCGGCGCGGCTCTGATGCGCCTCCGTCGTGGAAAGCTGGAGGGCGCGACCTATGCCTGAGATGATCCAAGGGTCTCCCGAATGGTTGGATGCGAGGGCCGGGAAGGCCACGGCCTCGCGCATCTATGACGTCCTCGCCGTGAAGAAGGACGGTAAGCCGACCGCCGAGCGCGAGCGCTACCTGATGGAGCTCGTCGGCGAGCGGCTGACGGGTCTCACGACCCAGCACTACCTCACCGGCCCGATGCTGGAGGGCTCCGAGCGCGAGCCGCAGGCGGCCGACGCCTATGCCTTCCTGCACGGTGTTGATGTCGACCAGATCGGCTTCGTCGAGCACCCGAGCATCGCTATGGCCGGCGCCAGCCCGGACCGGCTTGTCGGCGATCTCGGCCTCGTCGAGATCAAGTGCCCGACCCTCCGCACACACCTCGACACGCTGCTCTCGGGCGCGATCCCGGACCAGTACCTGCCGCAGATGCGCTGGCAGATGGCCTGCACGGGCCGGAAGTGGTGCGACTTCGCCTCCTGGCACCCGAGCGTGCCGCCGGCCCTGCGCCTGTGGGTGAAGCGCCTCCACCGGGACGACGAGCAGATCGCGAAGGACGAGGCGGCCGTGCGCGCCTTCCTCGCCGAGGTCGATGCCCGGGTAGCGCGTCTGCTCGGCACCGATCAGGCGGAGGCGGCCTGACATGGCGCACGCTCTCTCCACCGCCGACATGCTGCGCCTCGCCCTGACGGCCGAGACCGCGGCCCGGGCCAGCCTCGCAGCCGCCGGGATCCTCAACGCCTGCTCCGAGCGCTCGACGCTCCGGGCAACCACCCGCGTGCTCGACGAGGGCAAGGACTTCGTCGCGATCGCAGCGCTCCTGGCGACGCTGGGCCAGCACTGGGACGTGATTGGCCCGTTGGTCGCCGCGCTCCAGAACGGTGACCGCGTCGAGATCGAGGAAGCCGCGCCCGTGCGCGTCAGAGGGGAAGGGCGGCCGACGCTCTCGCTGGTGGCGCGATGACGACGGCCCAAGTCTTCTGCCTCGGCGCAGGCCTCGCCCTGCTCCCGTCCGTCCTGGGCGTGATGCTGTTCACGGTCAGCGTGCTCCGCCGCGATCGCCACGAGGGCAATTCCCGCAGGTCGAGGAACCCAAGCTGGCCGAGTTCGAGCATCATCAGCTCGAAGCTCGCCGGCACGAACACCCAGTTATGGACGTCCACGTAGTCGCGGACGTCGCGG